GTATTCCTGGTCTTGGTTTTATAACTGGTTTATTTGATGACCCTATGCAAACTCACCCTAGGTCTCCAAGAACAACAACTCCTTTTGAAGCAGAGAAAAGTTTATTCGACAAGTTTGGTGATTTTCAACTAAGTGATCTTTTCGGCCCTGCTCAACCTACAGTTGAAACAGGTGGAAATTATATACCTCCTGTAGCAAGCGGTACGATTATTGACGCAGAAGAAGCAGATAAACAAGCCCAAATTGATGATTTAATTTCTCGTGGTTTTACAGAGGAGTTAGCTCAAAGAATAGTAGATGCAGGAAAATACTTTGCAAGTTATGATGAATAATGATAACTTTTCGCTAATTTAACATCAGGGAGGAAACTATGTTAGACGATCTAAAATGGAAAGCCGAAGAATGGTGGAACGGAACCACTAAGAAAACAAAAATTATAATTGCCGTTGGCATTATAATTGTCATCGCGGTAATCATCAACAACTAATGAACCCACTGCTACTTATCAAACCACTTTTAGGTCTTGGAGGAGGATTATTAAATAATCCCGTTGCAAAACTCATCACCGAAAAGACCGTCGGCGCAATTTCTCACAAACTAGAAAAAGATAAGATCATCAAAGCAAAGGAGATAGAGGCGGCCGCAAAGGTGGACGTAGCAAAGATAGGGGTTCAGATGGAACAGGTGAGGCAAACCGCTAATTCATGGAAAGACGAATATTTGGTCGTTTTCTGGAGCCTCATTATTTTGGCACATTTCACACCTTGGACTCAGCCTTGGATGGCTGCAGGGTGGGAGATTTTAAAAGATGTCAACGATTATTTCTGGGTCATTATACTTACTATAGTGGGTGGAAGTTTTGGGGTTACTACACTTAGTAAATTCAAAGGCAAATAAAAACTTAGGGGGATACATGGGTGAAGAGAAGACGTGTGCTTGCCACACGGAAGAAAAGGTACTATCGGGGGAATGTTGTAAACAAAAACCAAACGCTCTTGACGAGTTTTGGGATAAACTAGGAGATAAGAAAAAGAAATATGTCAGAAGCTACAGATCCGGTAACCGTAATATACAAACTACAGAGACTACTTGATGAAGGCATAGACAACAACGGCCAAGTATTAATGGGTGGCGGTGTTGACACTATGGAGAAATATCAGTATATTTGCGGAAAGATCCACACGTTGGATCAAATTAAACAGGAACTCTCTAACCTGCTAAACCCTAAGGAGCCAGAAAACGATGATGACAAAGTCACACGCATTAGAAGATAAATATGAAGAACAAGCAGCTACTGAAAAAGCTGCGGTACAAGAAGCAAAAAACGAGCCAGAAAAAACTAACTTAGACAAGTTACCGAACCCTACTGGGTGGCGCCTACTTGTTATGCCTTTTCAAGTTAAAGAAACAACTGATGGCGGAATTATTATAGCACAGGAAACATTAGATCGCGCACGTGTAGCAACGCAAGTTGGATACGTATTGAAGATGGGTGATCTTTGTTACAAGGATGACGACAAGTATCCTACAGGTCCGTGGTGCAAAGAAAAAGATTGGGTGGTCTTTGCAAGATATGCAGGATCACGAATGCAGATTGAAGGTGGTGAAATAAGAATGTTAAACGATGATGAGATCCTAGGGACTATAGATGATCCCGAAGAATTAATTCACGCAATGTAATCATAGGAGGATTAACTATGCAAGAAGAAAAAAATATAGACGTTGGCGAAGCTGACGAACAAGAAACAGAGATTGATTTAGAAGCAGCGCCTGTAGAAGAAACGCCAGCAGAAGAATTAGTTGTAGAAGAAACGAAAGAAACAAAACCTGTTGAAGAAGCACCAAAAGATGAACTTGGTGAATATTCTGAAGGTGTGCAAAAAAGAATAGCTAAGCTAACACGTAAAATGCGTGAAGCTGAAAGACAAAAAGAAGAAGCTATTACTTACGCTCAAACTTTAAAAGCTGACCAAGAAAGATTGCAAAGTCGTTATAGAAATGTTGAAACAACATATGCAGACGAATTTAAAAAACGTGTTACTGGTTCGTTAGAAGCAACCAAAGCTAAATTACAATCTGCTATTAACAATGGTGATGTAGAAGGTCAAGTTGCGGCGCAAACAGAACTTGCGCAACTAACAATGGACGCTACTAGACTTGCTAGAATTGAAGAAATGAACAAAGCAGCACCAGTCAATGAGTCTCCTGTAGCACAGCCGAGACAAGAAGTGCCTATGCAACAACCAAAAACTGACCCTAAAGCAGATGCTTGGGCAGCTAAAAACCCTTGGTTTGGTACTGATAATGCTATGACTTACACAGCGTTTGATATACATAAAACGTTGGTAAACGAAGAAGGTTTCGACTCAAACTCAGAAGAATATTACGCTGAGGTTGATAAACGAATAAGACTTGAATTTCCGCACAAATTTGGTAATAATGAGTCATCTACATCTGAACCAGTTCAGAATGTTGCAAGTGCCCGTCGTCCGGCCAAACAAGGACGCAGAAAAACTGTGAAACTCACACCTTCACAGGTAGCAATTTCTAAAAGATTAGGTGTGCCACTCGAAGAGTATGCGAAACAATTAGCCGCGAAGGAGGTATAAGCATATGGAAAAAGATAAAACAAAGACCCCACGCGTGAGTCAAACTAGAGCTAAACAAGAAAAGCCGAAAGTTTGGTCTCCCCCATCTGCCTTAGATGCACCCCCTGCACCAGACGGATATCGTCACAGGTGGTTAAGGACTGAACTAATGGGAACCGAAGATACTAAAAATATGTCCGGTAAACTTAGATCAGGTTGGGAACTTGTCCGAGGTGACGAGTATCCTGATGACCTTTACCCAACAGTCGATTCTGGTAAATATCAGGGAGTAATCGGAGTAGGAGGCCTTGTGTTGGCAAGGATATCTGAAGAACTCGCACAGTCTCGCGAAGAGTATTTTAGAAGAATGACTCAGGACAGAGACGAAGCATTAGACAACGACGTTCTAAAGGACCAGCACCCAGGAGTGCCAATCAATCAAGATAGGCAGTCTCGTGTAACCTTTGGTGGCTCAAAGAAATAATCTTTGATCTGCTGATTTAACAACTAACCTTTAAGGAGGATAAAACTATGGCAAATTTAGATGCCCCTATGGGTTTTAATCCTGTTGGAAAAATCGGTAGTGGACCATCTCAAAAAGCTGGCGAATATAAAGTCACAAATGACGCTATATTCCAAGGTGACGCAGTACAAATCGCTGGTAACAGTGGTGTACTAACTCAAGCAGGCGTTGGCACAACTAACGTAGGCGTTTTTTGGGGATGTAACTTCGACGATTCTACGGGTAAACCCGTTTTCACTAACCAATCTGCTGCTGGCCAAGCTAGTACAGCTTTCGTTTATGATGACCCTTATCAAGTTTTCGAACTACAAGGAATATCTGGAACGAACTCTGCACAAACAGATATCGGAAGAAAAGCTGATATCGCGGTAGGCACAGGTAATACAACAACCGGGATTTCAGGAATGGAACTCAATACAGCGACTTTCGGTACAGGAGCAGACATAAATTGTACTGTTATAGGTTTTTCAGGAAACCCTAACAGAAACGCTCTTGGCGAAGCACATACGTTGTACGAAGTTCTAATTAATGAACATCTTTACAAATAATAGCAGGAGGATTTAAAAAATGGCTATATCAAGACAACAACTAGCAAAAGAGCTAGAGCCAGGTCTAAATGCATTATTTGGACTTGAGTACAAAAACTACGAAAATCAACACACGGAGATTTTCGACACTGAATCAAGTGACAGAGCTTTTGAAGAAGAAGTAATGTTATCTGGATTCGCTAACGCATCAGTTAAGCCTGAGGGTTCTGCGGTATCTTTTGATTCTGCTAACGAGACTTTCACTGCACGTTACACTCACGAGACAATTGCTCTCGCTTTCTCTATCACTGAGGAAGCTATTGAGGATAACCTGTACGATAGTATCGCTAAGCGTTATACAAAAGCACTAGCAAGATCTATGGCTAACACGAAGCAAATTAAAGCAGCAAATGTATTAAACAATGCATTTGATTCTAATTTTAAAGGTGGGGACAATGTAGAACTTTGTTCTGAAGTACACCCAACTATTTCTGGAACTTTCAGAAACGAATTAGACACTGCTGCTGACCTTAACGAAACATCTTTAGAGCAGTCATTGATTGACATTGCTGCTTTCGTCGATGAGCGTGGGTTAAAAATTGCGGCTAAAGGAGTAAAAATGATTATTCCTTCAGCTTTACAATTTACTGCTGAAAGACTGATGAAGACAGCTGGTCGTACTGGGACTGCTGACAACGATATCAATGCGATAGCGTCTAAAGGCATGATCCCTCAAGGTTATGTAGTGAACAACTACCTAACTGATACAGATGCTTTCTTTATCAAAACTGATGTTCCTAATGGATTGAAAATGTTCCAAAGAGCAGCTTTAAAAACTGCTATGGAAGGCGATTTCGATACTGGAAACGTTAGATATAAAGCGAGAGAAAGATACAGCTTTGGGTTCTCTGACCCAAGAGGTATTTTCGGATCTCCAGGTGTATAATCGTTAGATTAACACTAATTATTAAGGGGCCTTCGGGCCCCTTTTTATTTGCAATCACTATACTAAAAGCGTATAATCGACTCACTGCATATATAAAACAGTCAGCATAGACTCATGCAGTAGACAATGTCTCAGACTATGTTGGCGGAAAAGGAGACCAATTATGGCAAATTCAACTTTCTCAGGTCCTTTAAGATCTGAAAGCACAGTAAAAACTGTTAGTAAAAATGCAACTACGGGAGCAATTACTGAAATTATAACTATGGGTGATGCACCTGTAGCGTTAGGCGACGAAGATAAAACTCTTGATGCTGCAACGCACAGTGGAAGAACTCTTGCGGTTCCTGCAATCGGAGCCAATAGAACTATCACTCTACCTGCACCAGTTGCTGGACAAACTTACAAGTTTATCTACGCTGGAGCTGCAGAAGAAACAGAGAACCTAATTATTGTAACACCAGGAAATAGTAATTTTTTCTTAGGTGGTATCGTACACTTAGACTCTAATGCAGATAACGTATCTGTTTACTCTGACGGAAACTCTAACTCAAGTTTAACTCTTACAGACAGTGGTTTGTTTGAGATTAATATTGTTGCTAAAGATAGCACCAATTACTACATTTGGGGTTACGCAGAAGGCGCAGATGTACCTGCATTTGCAGATCAATAATAACTAAAACTCTGAGTAGGGGCGTAATGGCCCCTACTCTTTAGTAGGAGGAAAACAAAATGGCGGACGTAGTATTAACGCAAACACTTTTTCAAGGTGATAAAAAACTAATTACTCATTATAATAACGTGTCTGATAGCACAGGCGGAACTACAACTATAGTTGATGTTTCAGGATTAAGTCCTGCACCAAGTAGAGTTACTCTAAACAAAGTTTGGTACAGTGTATCTATGACGGCAAAAGTAGATTCAATTAGACTAGTTTGGGATGCAACCACTGATGCAACTTTTTTAAATTTAGAAGGTGATGGACACCTAGACTATAGTTCAATAGGCGGTCTTAAAAACAATGAAGCTAGTGGTGTTACAGGAGATGTTAAGTTGGTGTTTCCAGCATGTACTTCTGGTGATTCAGCAACAGTTACTTGCGAGTGGATTAAAACTTATTAATAGGGAGTAGCATATGCCAAACACTACTTCAGGAACAGCAACGTTCGAAAGTAGCTTTTATATAGATGAGATTCTAGAAGAAGCTTACGATCGAATTGGTGTACAAGAGCTTACTAGTTATCAGTTGAAATCTGGAAGACGTTCATTAAATATAATGTTTCAAGAGTGGGGCAATAGAGGAATACACTATTGGCAACTGCAAGAAACTAATATTGATCTTGTTGAAGGACAAGCTGAGTATCATTTTTTCAGAAGTGCTGCTGACGATACAGCAGACACTAACAGGGCACAAGCTACAACTAATCAAACACCATCTACCATTTTTGGTATGGATGATGTTCTTGAAGCTACATACAGAACAAATAGAACTCAAACAACACAGAACGATACAGCCATGTCAAAGATAGACAGGTCAACATATTCTGCGTTGTCCGCTAAACTAACAAAAGGTCAACCTAGTCAGTATTATGTTCAACGTTTTATAGACAGAGTTACTATAAGTATATATCCCACTCCGGATTCAACAGCAGCTTCTGCTGATATGAAAATTTATTTTATAAAAAGAATGGAAGACGTAGGTGACTACACTAATGCAGCAGATGTTCCTTATCGATTTGTACCATGTATGGTTTCTGGACTCGCTTATTATCTATCTCAAAAATTTAAACCAGAGCTAGTTAATATTTTAAAAATGAATTATGAAGATGAATTAAACAGAGCGTTAACTGAAGATGGTTCTTCAACTAGCACTTACTTAACCCCGAAAGCGTATTATCCAAATGTCTAATTATGCATCAGGAAGAAAATCAAAAGCAATATCAGATCGTAGTGGTATGGCTTTTCCGTATACAGAGATGGTTAAAGAGTGGAATGGGTCGTTTGTGCACAAATCTGAGTTTGAATCAAAGCACCCACAGATAGAACCAAACATTCATAGAGCAGACGCTCAAGGCTTAGCTAATGCAAGACCAGATAGAGTTGAAACAGCTGCACCTAATTTATTAAAAAGTGATTCTTTTAAAACAGGGTCTGCTAGTTCTTCAACAATTACGGTAACAGAAGAAAGCCATGGCAGATCAACAAGTGATACTGTTCGTTTTTATGGTTCTCTTAGTTTTGATGGTATTACAAACACAAATATAAATAGATCTGCAGGTTACACAATAACTGTGGTAGACACGGATACATACACATTCTCAGTGTCGACAGATACTGCAACAACTGGTAATATAAGAGGAGGAGGGTTTCGCGCTTATGCAGGACCCGTTACAATAACACCATGACCACATATTCAGAGCTAGTAACACAGATAAGAGATTATACAGAAACAGATAGTAATGTTTTAACGACAACTATTATTAATGATTTTATCGAACACGCAGAACTAAAAATATTTAGACAAGTAGATTCCGATGCGTTTAGAAAATATGCTACAGCTTCTTTAACTGCCTCAGACCCCTTTGTTGCAACACCAGGACAAATTCCAACAGATTTTTCATACGTTAGAACAGTTTCCATATTTAGTGCTTCTGGTTCTTTAGGTGGTTTAACTGATAACGAACGTATAATCTTAACTAAAAAAGATCAGGCTTTTATGTCTGAATATTGGCCTAATAGAAACAGCACAGGTATACCAAAATACTATTCAAATTGGGATCAGGACACATTGTTTGTTGCTCCTACACCAAATGCAGCGTATTCTATGGAACTTGCGTATATAGCGCAACCAACAGGACTATCTTCAAGTACAGCAACAACTTGGATTAGTAATAATGCTCCAGATGCTTTATTATATGCCTGCCTTGTAGAAGCATTTAAATTTCTAAAAAACCCTGAGATGATGGCCATGTACACGCAATCATATCAAGGAGCAATTCAAATCTTATCTTCAGAGCAAATGGGTTTCAGAAGAAGAGACGATAATAGAGATGGTGTGGTTAGAATGCCAATTCCATCAGGAAACCCGTAAGGAGATTTTATGGCTAATGTAATTAGTAATGTTTTTAAAGACCAACTTTTAAAAGGTAATCACAATTTTACAACAAGTGGTGATACATACAAGATAGCTTTGTATACATCTTCACGTACTGCTGCAGCAACGGACACTGTTTACGACACAACAAACGAAGCATCGGGAACAGGTTACACAGCTGCAGGAAACACATTATCAAAAAATGGTGTAACTGGGGGATCAAGTGCATCAACAGCCTTTGTAGATTTTGATGACACGTCTTGGACTACGGTAACAGTAACAGCACAATATGCATTAATATATCAATCTTCTGGAGCGGCAGCGACAGCAAGTGCTAGTGCAGTTTGTTGGTTAGATTTCGGGGGTAATTTCTCAACTACAGCGGGCACATTTACAATACAATTTCCAGCAGCAGGAACGAGCACAGCAATTATAAGGTTAAGTTAGAGGTTTGAATGGCATTAGTTCTTAATGATAGAGTCAAAGAAACCACAACGACAACTGGACAGGGTACCATATCTTTAGGTGGAGCTGCAACTGGTTTTGAAACATTTGTAACTGGTATTGGTGATACAAATACAACTTATTATATTATTGCACACGAATCAGACGGCACATGGGAAATAGGTATTGGAACTGTAGCTGACGCGTCTCCCGACACTCTTGCACGAACCACAGTAATCGATACATCAGCAGGTAACACAACTAAAATAGATTTTGCAGCCGGTAGTAAAACAGTATTTTGTACACTGCCTTCAAGCAAAGCTGTGTTTGAAGATGCAGATAATGATGTTACTTTACCTGCTAACTTAGATGTTGGTGGTAATCTAACAGTAA